TTTATTTTCTTACATCTAAAGAAACGTATGATGACCAAGAAAAGAAAGCAGACGCTGTGTTTGACATAGAAAACAATAAGTTTATTAAACGACCAGATGAATTTGTTTTTGATCCAAGTCTATATGTAAAAGAGTTTGAAAAAAAAGTACAAGAATTAGATGTCATTAAAGGTGAACTCAAAAGAGATATCATTGATTATGATGAATTAAAAGAATTAAATCCTAATGATGTTTTAGAGTTACAAGATAAAATTAATGACAAGCTAGAAGAAATAGAAAACGATATTGAAGATGTAATTAAAGTAGGCGATACTGTTGACGCAGAAAGAAGAGCAGCCTTTGATACTGATATGTCGCCAGATGAAATCAAACAATTTGGTATTAAAAATAGATTGCCTAAAAACGTTGTCTATAAATTGTTGGAAAAATATCATTATCTAACATTTTACAAAAAATGTAAAAAGATTTTAGATGATGGAATAGTAACAGACGCTGAAATAGATAGTTTGAAAGAAGCAATAACATTAGACAAAGTAAAAATAAAAGCAACTGCTTGGTTTAAAAGTTTAGTTACTAAAATTAAAATGATAGCAACAACTCAAAAGAGATATGAATACGCTGCTAAAATTTTACAAGATGTTATTGATAGAAAGAAAAAAGAAAGAGCAAGAGAAGGATTACCACTAAGACACGATATTGGATATTACGCTTCTGCTGTCGCTGATACATTTAGAGATATTGATGGCAAAAAACTACAAATAATGGTACACGAAGAAGTAGAATTGTTGGACGAAGCAAAAGGAAAATCAATAGCATTTACTTTTGGTAGATTTAATCCACCAACTATTGGCCACGAAAAACTTATTAACAAAGTTAAGAGTATGCCAACAGATGATTATAGAATTTATTTAAGTAGAAGTGAAGATAGTAAAAAGAATCCTTTAAGTCCTAGACAAAAATTAGATTATATGAAACAAATGTTTTCTAGTCACGCTAGCAAAATAGAAATCAATTCTTCAAATATGATTTTAGATATTGCTACCAATTTATATAACAAAGGTTATAAAGAAATAACAATGGTTGCCGGTAGTGATAGAGTACAAGAGTTTGAAGGCATATTAAAAAAATATAACGGTGTTAAAAGCAGACACGGATTATATAACTTTGATAGTATAAGAGTGGCCTCAGCAGGAGAAAGAGATCCTGACGCTGAAGGAGCGATGGGTATGTCAGCAAGTAAAATGAGAGCGGCGGCCGCCAAAGGAGATTTAGAAACTTTTAAAAAAGGTTTACCTACGGGATATAGAAATGCAGATGATTTATTTAAAGATGTCAGAAAAGGTATGAGATTGGCCGCTAGTTTTGGTGGTATGTCTGCCGTAGGAACTGGTGCAAGACCAATAGCCTCAATGGAAGAATTTGAACAAAATCAAATAAGAGATTTATATATTAGAGAAATAATCTTTAATATAGGAGATAAAATAGATTACATCAAAGAGAATCTACAAGGTAAAGTCGTAAGACGAGGAACTAACTATGTTGTTTTAGAAGACAACAACAATAATTTACACAAAGCTTGGATATGGGATTGTATTCCTATTCCGGCAGACAGAGAAGTAGAAGTGAGAGAATACAATTTAGATATTGATTACGGATTTAGAGCGGTAACTAAAGAAGATTTGGATAGATTACCACAAGATAAAGATATAAAGAGTAAAGATGGAACTCAACCTAAAAAATACTACAAACAACTATCTAAAGATGTAAAATCAAAAAGAGCAGATCACTTCAAGTCACAAGACACAACAAAACCTGGTTATAAACCAGCTCCTGGCGATAAAGAAGCTAAAACTAAACCAAGTATTCACACACAAAAATATAAGAAGATGTTTGGTGAATTTAGAAAAGAGTTACAGGACGCTTGTTGGACAGGTTATAAACAAGTAGGATTGAAGATGAAAAATGGAAAACAAGTACCAAATTGTGTGCCAGAAGCATACGATATAGGACACGATTATGCTGAAGCAAGAGCAAAACAAGCAGTTTCTCAAGGTAAGGTTCAGAAACTTGTAACTGCTCACGGTCTTAAATTCAACGGTAAAGTATATAAAGAAATAGATATGGAATTGAAAGGTATTGATAATAACACTAAAATGGTTACATTTAATATTATTCATCCAAAAGAAATATTTGGTAATGAAGTTAAACTGGCGTTTAAAGTTTTAAGTAGAGGGCCATTTATGGCAACTGATACTTCTAAGAAGATGGAAGCATACGATATAGGACACGATTATGCTGAATATACTAATAAAATAACACCAGGTCAGGCTAAGTATGACCTTAAATTTCAAGGAGGAGACTATAAACCTAGTGATCCTAAAAAGAATTTAAAACAAGTGGTAACCACTCCAGTAATAAAAGACGTACAGAACATAAAGAAGGAAGATGTTGAAAAATGGTCATTGTCAGATGAAACAATAGATAAATATAAGAAAAGATATGCTGAAGAATGGCGATCTAGGTTAGATGAAGTTGTAACAAGAATGATGGAAAAAATATAATGTTGAGTTTTACTGATTATAAAGATAAGATTAGCAAGTCGGTAATGTATCACGTTGAGAATAACATACCTTTTTCTGAAAATATCTATAGAATACACAGTGAAGAATTTTATAGTTTGTTTAGAGAAGCTAGAGAACTGTTTAACGAAGGTCTTTTAACTGAAATATCCGATTGGGATAAACAAGTATTAGAAAGTGACATTGGTGATTTTGGTATCTTTGAAGATAAAAAAGTACCACTAGATATACCAATTGCTGAAGAAGAAAAAGATCCTCCTTTGAACAAACCAAAAAGAGGCGGACCAAAAAAGTTTTATGTGTTTGTCCGAGATGGCGATAAGATTAAGAAAGTCACTTGGGGAGATACAACTGGATTAAGTGTAAAACTTAAAAATCCAGAAGCAAGAAAAAGTTTTGCTGCTAGACACAAATGTGACCAGCAAAAAGATAAAACATCAGCAGCGTATTGGGCTTGTAATTTGCCACGATATGCTAAAAGTTTAGGAATGAGCGGCGGTGGAAATTTTTACTGGTAATCCTTTTTCAGATTCATTTGTTTCTGAAAATAGATTTAAAAGAGTTTTTGATGAGCAAGTTGATGACGGTGAATTGATTTGGCATAAAGATAGAAAAGATAGAGTTATCTATGTCATTGAAAGTAACGGTTGGAAGATACAATATGATAACCAATTGCCAATTGATTTAGTAAATGGAAATACGTACTATGTGGAAAAGGAAAATTATCACAGAGTACACAAAGGAAAAGGGAATCTAGTAATAGAGATACAACAATGAAAACATTAAAAGAAGTAAGACTAGGATTATTAGCAGAAGCGACAGCTTCTAAAACAGATTTACAATATATAAGAGCTAAAACAGCACGTAATGACCACTTTGCTACAAGAATTTATATAGCAGATAGAATTTTAGGCGATAAAGATTTAGCAAATGCATACAAGTCATTAGAATATTTACATAATAAAAGATATGTTGGTGATGATGCAGTTATTCTAAGACAAAAATTAGAAAAATCTTTACAGACAATATTAAAAAACAAAGTTTCCAATTGGGACGAAATATGGAGTGAACTATAATGAGTAGATACAGACAAACAATGGAATCAGCTTTGAGAGAAGTTTATAAATTAAATGAAAAAGACCACGAAGTATCAATGGCAAGAGGCGAGTTAGAAGCCATCGCAGATAAAGCAACTCAACTTGCTTCTATGTTACAAAGTAAATCAGACGAGGGCAATCCATTAGAGGCTTGGGTACAATCTAAAATTACAAAGGCAAAAGATTACATCAATTCTGTTTCTGATTATATGACGTATAATCCAGATATGAAACAAAATGAAGAAAAAGAAGAAGTTAAATTAGATGAATTTACTTCTGATATGATTAAAAGATTACAAAAATCATATTCTACAATGCCTCAAAAAATTTCACCAGAACAAGCAACAGCTCTTTCAAAACATTTAGATAGACTTGATTTGGTATCATTAAAACAATTAGTAAAAGCAAACATACCTTTCGTATCAACAGTTGCTAAAAATAAAGTTTACAAAAAAACAGGTAAGTTTGAAGAGGTTGAATTAGAAGAAGGTTTTGCTTCCAATCTAATTGTTAAAGCAAAAGAGATTGCTAAGAAATTATCAGGCAATATGACAAAAGCCTATGATGAAATAGAAAAAGTTGCTAAAGGGTTATCAAAAGATCCTGAAGTACAAAAGGCATTACAAATGGCTAATGAAGAAATAGCAAGACCTAATCCATCTAATCCAAATCCTAATAAAGATTTAGATGAGGGTCTAATGAAAGACATTTATAGTATGGACCAAGACGGTGCTAGTGTTGAAGAAATTGCTAAGAAATTAAAAATGAATGTTGCTACTGTTAAAAAAATATTAGGTGAAGAATTGACCGAAGAAGATGAAAAATCTTCTGATTTAAATAAAAAAAAAGATGTAGAAGCAATGGAAAAACAAATGATTGCTTTACAAGGTCAAGTAAATCTATTAAAGCAAAAATTAGAAAACGAAAAAAATAAGACAATCAAACCTGTACCTAATAAAGAAACCGGTGAAGTATCACTTACTTTTGGAATTGCTAATAAACTGTTAAAAGATAAAGCAAAAAAAGAAGAAGAAAAGAAACCAGTTGAAGATGTAGCGGAATCATCTACATTAAAAAACTCTTTTAAAGAAGAAAGAAGACTATATGTAGAAGCTATTGCTGGTCTACAAAAGAAGGCAGACAAATCAGGTATGCCTTATTCAATATTAAAAAAAGTTTACGATAGAGGTATGGCCGCTTGGAAAGGTGGACA